GCACAGGCCCGGTAGTTGCCATTGCTGCCGCTGTGACTATCGGCATGTGGCTAAGGAAATAAAATGCCGAAATATTTACATTGTAATAAACAACATCCTTTCCCCTATCCACAAAGCCTCCTTATACCTGGGAATCAATCACAGACAGTTTCGTGCTTACAGCGGTCCACAAGCTATGGACTGCACTAAGAACAGTTGAACTTACGATGCCTACCGACCCGACTTCGGATACGGCGGTAGATGCCCTTGCACTCGCCGTCGAAGCAACGCCACCCACTGACCCGATCTCAGAAATAGCAGTGCTGGCTTTTACCCCGACTGACCCAATTTCCGACACAGCGGTAGACGCTCTTGCCGAAGCAGTTGAAGCGATGCCGCCAACAGACCCAATCTCGGAGATAGCCGTTGACGCTTTTACCCCGACTGATCCGATCTCGGATACAGCGGTAGACGCTCTTGCACTTGCCGTTGAGGTAACACCACCTACCGAACCAATCTCGCTGATTGCAGTAGATGCTTTGACGCCGACAGACCCGATCTCAGACACGGCCACAGATACCTGATATTCGACATCACCAGCCTCAAGAGCACCGTGAAGGACCGGAATCTCATTGGCTTCGTTGGAAACGTAGTTGAGACCAAGCACACACGAAGACGCATCAATCAGGGCCGTGTTGGAGGCAGCATAGTCCACATACACCTTGTTCCCGTCGATGTGACCCGTACAGGCCGCAACCAGGTCAATACCACCAGCGATGTTCTCGGTAGCGATGTTGTTAATCCGGTTGTTGAGAATCTGAACGTCCTTGGATGCTGTCGTGACACCGTTAATGGCCGAGGTGGTAAAGTCACCAGAAAAATAGCAGTTTTTGATAACTGCTCTATCCGCACCCACCAACCGAACGGCCTCTGAAGACGTGGTTGTAATTGCCGTGGTGCCATCATCCGCAACCAAAAGCTGCACCGTAACACCGTCCAGAAGCATGTCATTGGCATTGGCGTCCGTAATAATGGCAATCTTGTGAGTTTGCGCTGCGGCACTCCCGACAAAGAGGCAATTCTTCATGGTGAAAAAGGCGGCATTGACATCAATCGTGGCAGTAACAGCCGCAGTCGCATCAAAAATGATGTTCTGAATAGTGACATTCTCAGCGTCAATGTCGATATCCCCACCAGCGGCAGAAATAGACACCCTCGGCATGTTGTCGCCATTGCCAAGGCCGATAATAGTCACACCTTCAATATCGCAATCAATCCCCGCAGCGGCGCTAACCGTTTCAGCATGTCCAGGCTTCACCATAATAATGTCGCCATTTGCCGCTGTACATCTGCCGATTGCATAGTCAATAGTGGCAAAAGGACTATCAAACGTCCCCTTGTTCCCATTGCTGCCAACAGCAGAGTCAACCCAATATACGTCCCCCCCGTAGGTATTTAGCACAGGCATCCCCTTGATATTGACGCCATAGCCGAACCCGTTCGGGAAGTTACTGATATGTCCGTATCTCATGTTCTAACCCTCCCATGAACCCTGTCGGGTCGGATAACCGAAACCTCATGGTTCAGAAAAGTGTTGATGCCCCCCTCTGGCCCATTCCAGAGGGGAGCGATGGAGCCGTGGGAGAAGGAGGTGAACCCACGGCAGGGGCAAACTCATTAAGCACCTGGCGAACCAAAAATGCCTCGCTTCTCCGTGCAGCCGAAGCTGTATCTTTCCGAGGCTTTGAACGCTGCGTTCTCGGTACTCCAATCATTCTCGGTTCCGACTTCCAATGGCCTTCTCTGAAAATACTTGAGTCCATCCGGCGCATCGGTTTTGATGAACCATGCGTCTGCGTCCGTCAGGTAATGATTGATGGTCATGCCAGGAATCTTGCTCAAGGTTCTCAGAGCATTGATGTCGTTGTTCGCCGTGCCGGGTTGCTGGATGCTCTTCAGGATACGAGCAGCATCAAACTCCAGTTCAGGCGGAATGATGAGCATCTTCGGAAGCACCTTGATAAGCATACCCCGATCATTGGTAAATTCGCCAATGTCGATGCACGCCTGCTCAAGAGACGCTTCAGACAGGTCAGCACCCACAGACAGCTCATTGCGCCATGTACCACCCGACTTGTTCGGGTTGTCAGTAGCGCAAAGCTCTTTGCCGTCGCCATAGGTATAAGACGCATTGAAGGCCCGGTTCAGGATATTGGCCGCAATGGTCTCCTTGGTCTGCTTCAGAGAGAAGGTCAACCCCTTGGTCTTTCTCAATCCGATTTGAACGTACTGGTTGTCTTCGTACATTTCACGGGTGATAATGAACCCAAGAGCCACGACAGCATGGGTATAACGGGTGATGAATCCCTGCTCCATGTCGTCATAGGAAATGCTGTTGCCTTCAGTCTTAACCACAGCGTACCCGAAACCGGTAACGCCGACTTCTTCCTCAAACGCCTTGGTTGATGTGTTCTTTTCAAAAATGGCCGAATATTCAGGCATATAGTCCTTATACTCAAGGCCAACCCACTTGTGAATCCCCGGTAACAGCGCCTTTGCAAAGGAGCCAGTTGAAATAGTCATATCATCTACCTCCTTTCAATTACGCCGCAGCCGTGGCAGCTTTAAAGTGATGGTCAGCAATCCGAACCAGCCATTTGGTATAGTCGGCGCTTGAACCCATTTCGTTGTCTTCCCGATCCACAACACCCATGATCTGAAGGGTGGCACTGGCAATCGTTGCCGTGGCACCATCAGAGTCAATCTCTCCGTAAGAATATCCGGTGGTGGAGTCCCCACTGCTGTTCGCTACAATCGGCACGAACTGCCCAATATCGGTAGCGGCCAGATGTGCGGAGCTGGCATTGTCTTCCTGCACTTCAAAGAGCACATTCGGATCATCCACGACAGCGACATAGCATGCCGTAAGAGCAGGCACATACGCCTTATCCAGGTCCGTCAGATATGCCGCTACATTCTTCTGGTTTGAAAAACCGATAACCACACCCACAGGCGGATCACCGGCACCGGCAAGGGTGCATCCAGGAACCTTGCCATCAGTAGAACCAGTACCATCGGCCTTGACAAGCGCACCTTTATAAATGGCGCTGGTGCCATCCGAATAGTACATGGTAAATTTTCCGTTCCAGGGGGTGCCGTTCATGTATTTGACCGGCTTCAACCCCCGGCGAATATCCACGTTAGCCATAGTGTTATCTCCTTATATCAACGGCCCAGCGACACCTTGCCGTAAAGACCCGATACGCCGTCCGTCTTTTCACGTTTCATTTGAGCTTCGAGAGCGTCTATTTTATCCTGCTTGGCCTTCTGGTCTTCCTGGTAATACTCTTCAGGAATCTCCATGAGGTATCCCTTCATCCCGCCACCGACTTCCTTCATGACCTTGCTGCCGACCTGTGTAGGTGTCCCTGCTCTGGGGTCGCCACCTGGCAGTTTGTCGGTCACAAACTCGTACCCGGCATCTAAAGCCCTTTGGATACGGTCTTCGTCGTCATTGAAGACGCGCCGCACATATCCCTTTCGTTGAGGGTATTTCAAGCGGTCACGGCTTCCGAGTGGCACGCGCTTCTTGCGCTTTTGGGATTCAATGGGTTTTAAGGCATAGCCGCCTTCGATCTCGACAACCTGTGTCTCGACTCCTTCTTTCCTGAGCACCCCCATACGGAGGTTAGCTGCCTGTTCGGATTCAAATGGCTTACCATCTTTTGTCTTAATCAGTTCCATTGGTCACTCCTATGCGAGTTCGCCTATCTTAACGAGATCGTTAATGTATTCCTGTTCTGACATGATGCCGTTCCTGACAAAGTTCCGCATGATCTGTTTTTGATCGTCGTTTAAGTCGCGTGCCGAATACTTCTTTTTGGACGTCTTCATAGACGGCGCTTCGACAGCGGTGTTGGCCGGTTTTTTAGCCTTCGACTGAAACTCTTCAGGAAACATTTCTTGCACCTTTGCTGATATCTTCTTGAGCCGTTGCGGGTATGACATAATCTGATAGTCGGGTAGCGCAGCCAGTTTATCGGCATATTCCGTCAAATCAGGATTCCCATCAGTCACACCTTCGAGTTTGTACCAGTCGTTCTCTTTCAGCCATGAAGTAAACGCCTGATATTCTTCAGGGTCCACCTTCTGTTCAGGTTCGGTCTTTTCGTCTTCGGTATTGAGACGAGTGATTTTCTTCTCAATCTCGTCAACCGCTTCGATGTCGCCTTCTTCAATCGCTTCCCGGCGCTTGGCCTTTAGGGATTCGATTTCTTCTTTCTGGCGTTCAATCTGCACCTTGAACACACGCTCATTGTGGGTGCGCAGGTCTTCAAGTCCTTTCTCAAGCGCAGACATCTTCTTTTTGTTGTCTTTAAGATGCTGTCTGAGACTGTCTTGAATGTCCTTGGAACGCCGGATATAGGTAGCGGCATCTACATAATCGTCTTCATGGCCCTGAAAGTCGTCTTTTGGCTTCCATCCCATTTCAGAAGCCAGAGACTCAATAGTTGTCTGGTCTTTCGGCTCTTCTTCAGGTTCTTCCTGAGTCTCTTCAGGAACATCTTCGGTCTCTTCTTCCCCGATAACGGGGACATCGAACTCTTCTGTGTAACCTTCGGGCATTGCTCTGTACCCCCAATCTCAAAAATAAAGCCCGAACCAACACGCTGTCGTGTCGATCCGGGCTTCTTAGTAACCTTAAAAGGTCTAATCAGTACCCTATGATTTAGGTATCGCCGTCTCTTCCGTTATCTTCGCCGATGCGATAGCCCCCTGGGAGACATCCATTATTATAATGATGCGCCCCGTCTTGCTGTCTCTCCGATATCGGAGAATTGTGTCCTGCACGAATTTTAGAATGACGTTAGGCGTATATTGCGCCATTTACTCAATCCTGGCAATCACGTCTTCATCATTCAATATTCTGTACTCAATGTCAAGTTCTTCATCTCTTACGGCAAATCCACCATACTTAGCGAAAATAATTTTGTCGCCAGCTTCCAGTTTTTTACCGTTAAACGCCACTTCCGCCGCAGGACCAACATCCTTGACCGTCCCACGAGTGACCGCCTGTTGTTCGCTTTCACGCGCCACATCAGGACGCCATATGCCGCCGTCTGTCCGCTCAGGAACAGGGTCCGGCAATACCAGAATTTTTACCCCTTCAGGCTCAATGTTCATGCGTGTCCTCCGACATCTTCATCTGTCATACCTGCTACAACGTGAAAAAATGTTTGCAACCCCTGGATTTCACCCAAGGCCCTGGCTGTCGATGCAAACGTCCCTTCCATGTCGTCTTCATGAAAGAACTCTCCGTTAGCCATCCCTTCAATCATCCACTCTATTCTGTTTTCAAGCTCATCTATAACGGCTTTCGTTATAGGATCACTTTTCCACCTTGCCAGTTCGTCCTTTTGAATCATCCTTTTTCTCTTTCGGCTTTTCTTTGTCTTTTTCTTCTATTTTCGTTAGTTTATCGTCATCCTTCATAACCTTGGCCGCCAGCTTTTCGATAGTGCTGGTTTGCATCTGAACCACACGAGTAAGACTATCAAGTTTTGCCATATGTTCATCTGTAATAGCCTTGCGTTCTGTCTCTCTGGCTGTGGCTTCTGACCTTTTGATGTCCGTTTCATTTTTGCGAATTTTAGATTGAATAAGCGCCGCGTCCGCTTCTGCACGAATCTTTTCAATTTCGAGTTTGCCTTTTTCAATCTCTATCTTCGCCATATCAAGCTGAACTTCTGGGGGGATTTGTTCTTGTGCGTTTTCAGGTGGCATGAGCTTTTCGATATCCGGCACGTCAAGCGCTTCGAGATAGCGTTTCTGAATCTCTCTGTCATCCAGCCCCGAACCGATCATCTGCATCAACGCTTCGGCCTTTATCATCTTCTGTGTGTGGCTTAGTTCAGACTCGTTCGATACCGGCGCAATGTCCATGTCTTTATCGTAAAAGTCACTGATATCTGCTTTAGGGTCATCAAGAACTGTAATGTAATATTCAGGGGTTAGATAGAGTCGGTTTAATCGCCAGACTTTTTGAAACTCAGACTTGAGCGCACGGTGAACCCTGTCGTAAATAGACGAGAAGACCTTTAAGCCTTGTTCAATGAGACTCATGGTAGTGGTAGGACTCTGATTTGCACCCTGTTGTTCGCCTGTCATCACGTCCGACACCGAACTGACTTCTTTTGATGCGTCTATCATTAAAGATAGAAGCTGAAAGAGCGTGGCAGAGGGTTCGACTGTGGCTAAAGGTACGATACCTTTACGCAAATCGTCACCTGTGTTCTGGACAGGCTTCCACTCACCGGCCTTGAAATAGAGAATGTCATTCCGACTGAGACGAATGCCTTTACCTAAAAACCCTGCCTGTCTATTCGCACGGGTGCCAGCATCCAATAGCTGATTGATTGTTGTGTTGATTGTGGCGTTTAGGGGCGCCATGAGTGCGCCTAAACCCATGCAATAGAAGTTCCCGTCAAAGGCAGGCATAAAAGGGAATTTTGTAAAATACTGGACTGGATTAATTTTGAGTATCTTGCCTTTTTCGTCCGTGATGATGCTGTCAGCATCGAATCTTGCCGTAATTCTCACGACTTGCTGCGTATCACGGTGAACCGTAATGACATAAGGTTCCTGATAGCCATCCTCGTCAAGATCCCACCAGCGATGCTGCTCTAAAAAGATGTGTGGAGAATCTTCATCACGGGTGTCGATCTGTATGTCCGGTTCGCCAAAGTCCTTGTCCAAAAACACCCCGGCGCGGACACGTTCTTCAATATCGTTCGGCTTAAACTCTAAAACGTGTGTCACCCGTGGAGCTGTCTCAAGGGACTGTGCGTTGTAATTTACCACAAGATCTTCAGCGCAGACATAGGGTGATTTTACCTTGTTCGCTACGCTGTCATAATATGTCTTTTTAAAGGCGCACCCTGTCACGGACATAGACGCTAAAAGCTGATCCAGAGACTCCCGCCAGTCGTCAATGTCTTCGAGAAACTGCCAAGACATGAACCGGCTGATTCTTTCAGCTCGTGACCTTTTAGAGTCATATTCTGTACGCTGAGAGAGAACCTGAGAGACTTGTTCGATCTGTTCAGGGGTAGCTTCTTCTGGAGGGGTTTCTGTGACGTCAGGGGGTTCTGGAGGGGTTGAGAGGCCGACTACCTTGCACTTTACCACGTCCTTACCTTTTATAATATTAGGTAGTGCTCTGGCAGAGAATTGAACCGCAGCCGTGGCAAGAGTCGGATATTTGACGTTCGCTACAAGCTCGCCTGCGTAGTATTTCTTCTCCGCAACCAGTCTCGCTAAGTCAACAGCGTCTTTGACCTGCTCTTCCCATTCAGCACGAGAGTCCTTATCTATCTGATAATCTTCTACAACCCGCTTGCCGACGTCGGCTAAAAGGTCGTCATCAAGATTATCCGCAATGTTCACCATCTCAAGGAAGGCGTTGAGCTGATCCACATTAGGAGAAGCAGGAGCCGTCTCGACAAACGCCTCTGTCTCTAAAACCATCTCATCCGGCAAAGGCATGCCTTCTTGAGATTGTGGAGGGACTACAGGTTCAATTTGCATTCTCTACACCATGTTTCTCAATATGTCGTTTGATTTCCTTGCCATTATCCAATCTCACGACAACTGTTTGTTGATTAATTTTAACCACTTCACCTTCAGAAACACCTAAGCCTAAATCGAATATCACTCTATCGCCAGGTTGCATCAATACCCTGTCATAATGTTCGGAGAAGAGGTTTCACGATAGCTGTATTCGCCGTCTTCTTCCCAGTTCGTGCTCATCACGGGCATAAAAAAACTGTAGGCCAGGCCCTCCGCTTTATCAGGAGAGGGAACCCCACGCTTTCGCATATCTTCCTTTTTCTCTAAAAGCAATCTGTCCGTTGAATCAAAAAAATACTGGACACTCGATAGTTGTGCGATAAGGACCGGATCGTTAGGGATGTCGCCGCCTTCTTCAAGCCACTTCTTCGTCAAGTCCCACATCTCAGCTCTTTTGTTTTTATACCGAGGATTATCCGGTGCATACCCTGCGTTCACACCCATAATATTGTCAAATCCTAAAGACGTGAGCCTGTCCATCACCCCTGCGCCTATCCCCACCACGTCCACAAAGCACATCACGGCATTGTGTCTCTGAATCGCGCCTGCGACATAATCCGCAAACGTCATGAGATTCACGTCCTTATACGACTTCATCTCTATCGTGT